AGTTTTCGCCCCTTTCGTTGGTTTAACTATATCACGCTAATTGTCTATTTGTAAATAGATAAATTAAACTATTAATTAATAGACAAGTGTTGTTATCGGATCATAAATGATGTAAAATATAGTTATGTAAGTGCGGTTAGTGTTTGATAGTGAAGGGGTTTTAATAATATGGAATTAAATAAGGAAAGTACATCATATCCAGCATATACTAGACTTTTGGAACAGTATACGAATCGCATTCTAAAAGATGATGATGTTATTTTGATAGCGCGTAACTATGACGGAACTATCTCGCAATGGTTTTACAATCATGATGTCATGCAAAAGTACGATTTGGAAGATTCTGATCTTGATTTTGATGATAAGACTTGGATTCTTTTCTATAAAATAGAACATGAATGTAATAATAGTTTAACCGAAGCCTTAGTACTAGATGTTCTCTTAGAGTTGGAATATCAATTAATGGGAAGTCCTGAGATTATAGATTTGCGTGAAGAGTTAGGTCTTACTATAGAAGAATTAGCAATTAAATTACGCATGCCAGCAAGGACTTTGGATCGCATAGAAAAAGGATTAGAAATTCCACCTAGTTACGTTATGAGAAGTATCTATGTTAGACTAGTAAATGAAGTAGAACATAACCGATTTAAAGATCGAATCGAAAAACTAGGAGAAGAAAATCCTAACGATAACTTCATGGATCTACTGTACAAAGATTTGTTTGGCAATCAAAATAACGAAGACTTAGAAGCTGTAATCGCCGCCGAAATGCTTGACGATAGCATTGATAATCTAGGGAAGAATAAGAAGAATAATTTTGAAGACGAAGAAGAAATATATATAACGCCTAGAGTAGGCCATTCTTACGAAGAAGCGAAAGAATCTATTAAACGTATAGAAGAAATGGTTAAAAAGCAGCAGCTAGAAGATAACGATTGACTTATATCTATACCAGGATTATTATATAAGTAGTTGAAAGATTTAAAAATGTAAAAAGCACTAGTCGTAATTGGCTAGTGCTTTTTTATTGGCAAATTGACTAATTAATGATATTATTACATTAGTGATAATAATAATTCGCAAAGTTATATCATGTACGCGATCAGGAATCGCTACACAACAATAAATCAAAACGTGCAAAAAAAAAGCCTACCAATTCTGCGCCAACAGAATTGAAAGGCATATGCTAGACAAGTACCAACCATACTTGCTAACTTGTTTATTTGTACTATTATTATAGCATATTAAGAGTTAAAGATACAAGCATTTAACTGTTTTTCTCTATAAAATTGGGTACTTGTTTAGCATAGCTAAGATATTAATAGAAATATCTGTAGGCTGTGCTTTTTTTGTATCCCAGCTGCATAGGGTAAAAATAGAATAGTGCAGCCAGATCGCTACTGATCTGCTTAAATCAAAAGTAGAATTATCTAACCAGGTTAGGTAAAGTCCTCGCCAATAGGACTATAAATATAGAAAGCGATTGTAAAGTTTCGCCTGCGGTTTCGTAATGCCGACGCAATAAAAGGACGGGGATTGTATATGTGTACCTATTCAAACAATGCAATTCCTAAATGGTAGAAGATGTTGCGAAGCCAGTACCGCCTGGCGATGAAATGGCGGACGAATTAGTAACAAAGGGTAAGGTTTAATCGCCGAAGTTAGATTTCGGATAGCTGCGGAAGTGGCGGGATTAGTATAGTAGATCAGTAATGATCTGATATGTAGGGCAAATTGGATTAAGACGCATAGAAATATATTTAAGCTGTAGAAGGCTTACTACAATAGGGCATACGGAATACGGATACATCAGTATACTGTGTTTGTAATGGTAGAATCCTCAGTCGAATAGCATAAGTCTATTTATTTTTAGCTGTTTGACTGGGGATTCTGCGCACCGAAAGCCGTTGCATAGTGCCTATGTTTGTAAGCCCTTCGGGCCATGATGTCAATACGTCCATAGTACTTTTATCTAAATAAGATAAGGGTTTAGATAAAAAAGACAAAAAAAGAAAGCCCCCTACAAGAAGTAGAGGGCAATATATATCAACGCACTAACAAAAGTTAGTACGCGACTGGTGTTGTTAATCTAGAATTTAACTAAGTCATAAGACATACCAACTCCGTCTAATTTAGATGAACTTGATCTTATTCCTTTATATGCGTCAACTCTTAATCTGTTATGTTGATAATGCGCCGTAAGGTATGTATCATGATCCACTACGGCTACACCTACACCAATACGATTAGACTTTTCTTGCTTAATAGCATAGAAGTTATTGTTAATCATATTAGTATCTGAATCGGTCTTTGTTTCTTTTAGAACATAGTCCGATTTATTTTTTTTTGCTAATGCTTCTGCTTTATGATCTGCTTCTTGCTGCGTAGAAGTTACGAATTGAACATCGGCAGGACGTTTACTTTCCTTCTCGATGATTTTAGTAACTTCTACTACATCGCTATCCGATTTGTACTTCCCAGCGTCAATCTGCGCAGCTTTAATATCAGAATGAGTAACCGCCTTGATTGGTTGAATCGGTATGGTCTTCTCTTCTAACCCTTTATGATAAAAGTACAAACATAATCCGACTAAGAGTATCAAAACAGCTACTACTACAATAACTATTCTATTATTTAATAGACGATACATAGTCTGTGATACCTCTTGCAATAGCCTTAGCGAAGTCGTCTTTCCTATTAATTAATAGACAAGCGTCTTCGTCGTTGTCGATAAAGGCTAATTCGATAAGTGCTGCCGTCATATTAGTACGTCGTAGTACTGTTAATTCTGGTCTTACCTTGATTCCTCTATCAATCGTATTAAGGCTATCGACGATCTGATCTTGAATGCAGTTAGCTAAGATTTCAGATGATCCGCCTAAATTATAAACTAGTGTTTCTGTGCCTTTTGCGATAGTGTTGGCTGCGTTACAATGAATGGAAATAAAGATATCAGAATTCCATTCATTCGCAGCAACGCATACAGGGTAAGGACGATCTGCATAATCAGAATCGTAGTTAAGGTTATCTGATTGCATAACCTTCGTTTCATACCCTACGTTATTTAAATAATAGGCTACTTTCTCACCGATATCTTTTGCGATATTGGCTTCAGTAATCCCATAGTTATTATTAATTGCGCCAGAATCATAATCGATGTCATGACCTGGATTTATAAAAATTTTCATTTGTTGTTATCCCCTTCTAAGCGATCAGGAATGCCATTGTTATTATTGTCGATCCATAATCCTAAGAATCCTATCAATGCCGTAAGTACACTAGGAATAAAAATATGGTCTATAATGTTTATCCCTGTAGTTATGATCTTGTAATTATCGTCGGATACATATCCAGCAATAAAAGACATAATGTATTGTGTTACGACTAATAAGATAGGCATTAACATTATTAGGATAAGAAGGCGAGTCAACAATACGCCTGTAGGATGAATCCTACTGATCCTAACATTGTTGTACACGCCTTTTATGGATTTTATGATCCGAAGTTTTAAATCCATATTTCACCTAAAAGATAATTCCTAGAATACCGATGATAATAGGAACTACAAATACTACCAATAATATAATACCTTGTAGTTTCTTATCCTTATCGTATAGATTTTCTAATTGCGATTCATGCGTAGATAACTTATTTTTCATATCTTCAAGATTGACTTCGATATGAGTTACCCTTGCATTGATTTCGTTTTGTTGCTTCTGAAAATCATGTATCGTATTTCTGATATCCTTAACGATATCCAGGATTAAATCTATGTTATTCATGATTAACCTTTGTATCTAACAAGAAATTCAGATACGGATTCTTGATACGCTTCAGGAACTAACTGTACTTCTTCGGTTACAGCCGATTCTTCTAGTGTATACTTACCAGCTATTACTAATTTAGCATAGGCAGATATTAACCAGGGTTTAAGTTTCTTGATTGGTTTCTTCATCGTCTGCTACCTCTTTCGATTCTTCTAAATTTTCTAATTGTAATTGCAGATCTGTTAGGGCTTCTAATACAAAGACTGGATCTAACTTGATATCAGATTCAGAATTATCTTCTTCGACTTCAGTAGTTGAAGGTTTTGAAGGTGTAATATCTACGTTATCCGTTGTAGATTCTACTGAAAATCTTTTAAGATATTCTTCTTCTGTTACGATTGTCATTCCGTCTTGAAGGTCTGCCCGTAGTAATTCTTGATCCGCACTTACGCCAATAACTTTGTCTATTAATAACAAGAAATACATAATAGATCCTTATCTAACATCTTATAAAGCGTCGCCTACATAAATACCAGAATCGGAAAATAAGAAGGTTTTGCCATTTAAACTATATACTTCATATTCGCCGTTATTGTTTAATGTATATCCTGGAATGGATTTTTCAGTTACTACTTTAGTAGTGCCATGATAATCGCCTTGGAAGGATAAGTTTAAGTTATTAGCCTTGTAATTTAGAATTTCGATTTTTTCAGGAACGAAAGGAAGTGTTACATAATCACTAATTCCATTTGAATTAGCTAAGTCGATAATTAAGCGTTTAACTTTATCTTGTAAAGGACTTAATGTATAATCCCTTAATTTGTTACGTCCGCTTGGCATGAAGTCAAGTACTGCTTTGGTACCTTTAACGCTAAGTTTCATGCTAGGACTAGTAGCGTCTTGATACACTACAGCAGGAGTATCATCTTCTTTGATTTTTTCGATAGTTTTAGATTCTACTACTTCGCCTAATAAGTTGATGTATTTTACGTTAATGAAGTCGCCAGAAGTTTTAGGAATAGGCACGATAGCTTTATTATTTAAAATTTCTACAGGTGCTTCATTTGCGATCTGAACTTTACAATGATTATAGCCGTGTACTGTGATGTTTTCGTCGCCGTCATTGAATGGATCTACTGTAAATGGTGAAATAGCATTAACAGCTTCATAGCTAGTAACAAAAGAAGACGTGTTATTAATTTCTTTTAATGCTGTTAATAATACAGTATCTAAATCTTCACTTGGAAGATAGATAAAGTTTTCTTTTAGGAATCTTACAGTATTAGGGATTGTAGGTGTATCACCTTTTTCGCCCTTCTCACCTTTAAGAAGTGCTACTTGATCAGGAGTTAAGTCTTCAAAAGTAAGTGCTTCCCCCTTATCCCCTTTTTCACCTTTCAATGCTTGTAGTTGATCAGGAGTGAAGTCTTCGTAACGGAACGGATCCCCTTTATCGCCCTTTAATCCATTAGTACCTTTTTGACCTGGGATACCAATATTGATATTGATGTTTTCAGGAATGTTAATAGTAGTTGCGTTAGGCATAGAGTACCTTCCTTTTAATGTAATGATATGTCGTGTATGATCTTAACGACGCCCATTACTAACTTATAAGAATAAGATTCGCTAGTAATGAATACATCGTATAAGCCTTCGTGAATTGTCTTAGGAATACTTAGGGATTTAGCTGCCGAAATGGTTACATAAATAGTCTTATCTTGAATTGCGCAATCTGCTTCGATGATTAAGTTGTCGTTAAGATCGCGAATCTTACATACGACATTTGCCGTAGATAAGTCAATGTTTCCATTAATCGTATAGGCACGATACCAATCATTTCCGACGTGGATTGTTTCAAGTTGTCTTCTGATATAGTCCATTAGAATGACCTCTTAACAGCAATGCAAATATAGTTAGCAGAACCAGGCACCCAATACTCACGGTTATTACCTTCGAGTCTAGTGTAATTTCCTTCGTAGCTAGGGGAAATACCGTCTAAGCCTTTTAACCTAACTCCTACATGGACTCTTCTACCTTCCCGCCAGCACTCATAATTAAGCATATTACGGGCACCGCCTTCGGCAATGTCATAATACATTTTATTGACATTAGATTGATCCATAGATAATAGCCATGTACATTCGTTTTCGTTAAAACCTTCTGGAATTGGAAGCATTTGACTGTCTTTAATATTTCCGTAAGTAACGGAAATATCAGAAAGAGTCATTAATGGTCTAAATTCTGTACCTTTACCGCGACCATACCAGCCAGGTCTTTCATAGCAGCATAGATTAGTATTCCTTGTATATTGCTTATTACCTAAATCTAGGTTAGTAGCGTTATTATCTACGCCGCCGTCTGAAATAGTATGATAGCCGCCACCTGCTTTACGATTAAGTCGAATACTGGAATTAGAGGAAAACTCTAAATTTCCAGTCATAGTATCGCCAGTCTTCTTAACAAAGTCGTTAGATAATTTATTGTTTAATTCGTCGCTTAGCTTAGCTGGTGTAACAGATTTATCTCTTAACTTTCTTGTCGTAACAGATTCATCTGGGTGGTCTAATTCTGCTAATTCCTTGTGCGGCTTAATGGAATCGACGATATCTTTTTTTGTTGCATAGACAATCGACCAATCAAGTACGACTTTAACATTAACAGCATTATCTGTAACTGTATCGATGTTAATTACTCTTTCTTGAATTGGGTATGTGTTGTCGTAGATCATACGCGCTTTATCTCCGCACGTTGTATACGCATATAGTTTTTCTTCGCCATTATCTACTTTCGCATATAATCCGATTTCACGGAAATAGAATCCAGAAGTTACAGCCTTATTGTTGATCCGAAATTGTAATCTCATTTGGCCAGCGTGTACAGTTTCATTTTTTGCGATCGGGATAAACAACTTATAACTTTTTAAAGCTGTTAAATTATCGACTTCTGATCCTGTAGCTGTGCCGTCGCCTATCGCAACTTTTGTAAATGTAAGAACATGACCAGCGCGACCTTGTGTCAACATATCACGACCGATGTTAGTTAATTGTAGGGGCAAGAAATCCCCAGTTTTATTAGGCATTATTTAAAAGTCCTTTCTAAAATCGACTATGATTTAATAAGGATTCAATGTATTCGGCTTCCGTTGATCCAATATTCATAGTGTAGTCAACGCTACAAGAAATATATAATTCTTCATAATCGGATACAACTCCGCTGAAATATACTGATTCGCCTAAATCAGTATTAGTAATAAAATGAAATCCTAAATGTGCGGGCTTCCATTGGTGGATAGTATCTAGTAAATCCGTCCAATTAGTAATACTTCCGTCTTTAACGTGATATTCTAATAGATACTTATCGTAGATTTCTGTTATTGATCCGTCTTGATCTTCAACGTAGTTATTCAATAATTCGGTAAGAAATTCTATCGTAGACGTTTTTTTAGATTGCAACTTATTCCATATTCTACGTCTTCGATTCTCAACGGAATCGTCTTCGTTTACTGTTAAGAATAAGTCGTTTTCCCATAAAGTTAATCCCCATGTAGCCGTACTGATAAAGCATTGTTTAAATAAATCTAAAAGTGCAGCCTTCTGCCTATCATGTTCTGCAGATTGGCTATCCCCTACTACCTTAAAAGTAGTAGAGTTTTCGGAAAGGAAATCAGGTAGGTAACGAAGAATGTTTGTGTCTTCTTGTCGCATGAAATCTTTCCCTAGTTTCTGATCTAGTCTAGGCATTAATATTCACGCTTCCAATCTTAGGTAAACGCCCGTTTAATGGAATAGAATTGTTACTATTATTTAACGTGATACTATTGAAATCTGTGTACCCTGCTGCAAATAATTGTTTTACTATAGCCGCCTGGGATACCTTCTCTAATCTAAACCCTTCCTTACGGAAATAGCTTGTTAAATTTTTCTTGAATAGATCTGCTGTACCAGGGCCAACAATACCATTTACTACGATGTTGATTTCCATAATATCAGGAGAACTTACAATCACTTTTGATCCGGCAGGACGTTTTAATTCTATGTATGCTTTTACTTTATTAATCAGATCAGGACTAGCCTTATCCCCATTACTGTCTACGATTGCGACGCCTACTGTACCAGGCCCATTTACTAATTCAGTAACCCTACAGCCACCGACTCCGACTACGGAAGTAGCCCAGTTATTATAGTGACAGATATTGCCAGAAGTGGCAGGAGTACGAACGTAATCATAGTATCGTTGATATAATGATTCGTCTGATTCTTCATCGAATCCGTCGTAAGTAGGTTTAGGATTTGTAACAGATGTTACGCCACCGATACTCATCGGAATAAGAGTAATCATATCGGCTGCGATGTTATATTCTGATCCAGAATGTTCTGCTTCGATAGGAATTGTAGCCGTACCATTGTCTTCGATGTAAGATTCTTCCGTCGTGTAGAACTTGTAACCGCTTGTAGATTGGAATAAGGATTTAGCTGGTATCCATGCAGAAGCGTTACCTTTAACAGTAACTATGCCTTTTGCTTTGGCTGCCAATTTGCGATCTATACCGAAGTCGCTACATTTTTCCGTAAGGTAGTCGCCCCAGGACGTACTAGCGAAGATAGCGTCGCGAAGCATATCCATTTCGAAATATACGTTTTTAAATTCTTCAGATGTACTGTTAATAATATCTCTTTTGAACGTACCTTCGATAACACTTTCTTCTGATCCGTGTTGCTTAATGTAATCGGTTAATCGTTGTTGGATTGTATTCACGTCTTGCGATCCGAAAATGTCTGCCATTACATCACCACCTTATACGTTGCTTTACTATAAATAGATGTTAAATAAATTGTGATTTCGATAATGTCTTTTTCTTGTTTTGTTATCGTCATATTATCGATAGATACAATGTAAGGATTAACTAGTAACCCTTCCCTTATATCTGCCTTAATCATTTCGCCTACGTTTTTAATGTTGCTATTGCCGATGTACTTTTCCAATTCAATGCCGTAACTATCGTGATATGCAACGTAGCGAAATCTTTCCGTCTTCAAGGTCTTATAAATCCATACCTTTAAGGCTTCGTTTTCCGTAACGATAACGTGTTGCCCGTCCGCATTTTTTAGGAATATATCTTTCTCAAAGTCCCATGCGTATTCCTTTAATAGCGGAAGTTGATCCGCACTTGATGTAGTGGAATCAAGTGTACTAGTAATAAACGGATTAGCCATATAAGCCCTTTCTATAGATGTACGATCTTGTCTAAGATTATGTATTGTTGAGTTGTACCTTCGACTTGTTGAATCGGCATAATAGATACATAATCGCCTGGTTTCAAGGTGTCAGTATAGATAATGTTATCTGTATATGGATTGTTGATTTCGTGCGTATGACTTGCGAATAAAGCGTATCCACCACCACCAGAACGTGGCTGCGTTTCAGATTTAATAACGCCTTTTGCCGTCCTTTCGTATCCTATAAGTAGATACTCGCTGATCCATACATCTTCTTTTTCAAGAAGGAAGTCTTTGTACTGAACCTTTATATTCGGTGGCGGCGCTAATACCTTACCGATCTGAATCGTTTCAGGCTGATTGTTTTTAGCTACTCCGTTTATGATTCCTAATAATTGAGATTCTGGTGTTTCATTCATAATATATCTTTCTATTATTTAATAGATAACTAAGTTATGATCTGCGTAAAATCTAAAGTTAATGTCATTTTATGCTGACCATTACTAAACGTATGAGAATCTGACTTAATGAAGAATTTACCTTTTAAGTTTTCTTCTTGGATCGCAATCGACTTCCCAGCTACACAATAGATATTACCTATTGCGTCTAAACTAGCGTCGATATCTACGGAATGAAGTAACTTCGTCGCAGCCGTTTTCGTATCGACCTTCTCATCTGGTTTATAGGTATTTATGATCTTACCGAACTTCTGATAAGCCCAGTCGCCTTTTACTACGCGATCAGGAGAAGTATCCCCGTTATTATCTGCGATGTAAACTAGGGATACTAGATTCTCTATCGATTCGCCATGTGTTGAACTCATGATATTCGTCTTATCAGTTAGCGAGAAATTAGCTATATGATTAGTGCCATTATTACCGATGATGATGTTGTTATTCTCATCGATAGCCATAACAGAATATTTCTTATTATCTTTTGCGGATTGTAATTCAAGTGCTTTCTTGAATATCTCCGTGGCCGTCATATTATCGGCAATAAAATCACCTTTTGCGTCTAGGGTTACGCCTTTATCTAATACGATTTTGTATCCCCATTCGTTGGCCACTTGTTTAAGATCATCAAGTACAGTTGTATCTTTAAATTTCTTATTAAGTTTAGATTTAGCTAGATAAATTAAATCATCGTAAGCCGTGAAGGTCTTATCGAATCCCTGGGTATTACGATTGTGTACCCAGATTCTGCCTTTAAATAATACAACTTCTTTTGATTCAAGATTAGATTCTTCTTCTATGTACTTAACTAGTACCTTACTTCCTACTTCAATGTTTGGATTTACGAAGTTACTATCTTTCGTTACATTGTTAAATGCGATTGTAAATTCTAGTTTCCTAGCCGCTTCTTGATTGTCGCCCGACCATGTAAAGGATACGATGTAGTTTGTTAAATCCTTATCGTCGATATAGAACTTAAATTTATTCATGATCTTACCTTTGGTGGACTATTAAATTTAGTCGTAGATTCTTTTAAGGTGAATTCCTTATCGTTTACGATAGCGGATAATGTATTGTTATTGTTTTTTCGAATATGGATTAGGTCGCCAGGGTTAAAGGATATCTTCTTTTCGCTTGCAGTCTTAATTAATGATTTAGCATAAGAAAGATACTTCGTCTGATTCACATCTAAACCACGATTATTAGTTTTTGAGATTGCACGATTAAGGAATGTCAAAGGAGTATCGCCTTTACGATATACAAGATTAGCCTTAACTTTATCTAACGCCGTTATCTTACGTTGATTGAGATCCGTCTTCTTGTCGATCTGCTTTGTATTTTCTCCGATATGTTTGTATTCGGTGAAAGATAATGAGATATCGATATCCCCTACAGGAGAAGAATCTTCATAGTTAAAGGAATCGATAGTTACATCTAAATCTACACTTGTACCGACTATCGTTAAATGACAATTTGTATCGTCGTTTCGGATCGCGTTTAAGCGTTTTATATAATCGGCTGTATCGACTGCATTTGCGAATTCATAGTCGATACCTGGAAGGAACGTAGAGAATGATATCTTCTGTAGTCCAGTTTTACCAATCATATTGATATCACCAATGGATTGGATATTAATTATGCTATTGTTATTGCTTACGCTTACAGAATAAGAAGGTGGTTGAACGGGTAGAGTGATACTATCAGATTTACCTGTAATTATGATCTGCCCGTCCTCGGCTGTATTCGCTAAAGTTTGTCTATTAAATAATTGAGATAAACCTTTATTAACAATCGTTTCGATTGTGCTGCCAGTAAATAATGACATCGATTAAACAGCCCCTTCCATTGTATTAATTGCATGAGTTTGTAAGCGATCTACCAATCCAGATATGATCCGATTGATATCGGCTTCTTCTCTTACGACGATAGAATCGGCTAGTTTTGCGATGTTAATAGAGTTTCCACCTTTAGCAGCTGAACCTTCTTTCCTTCCCATTTCACGGGCTTCTTTAACTGACTTGTCATGTGGCATTACTCTTGTACCAGAAGGAAGGTCTACAATCTCGCCCCCCTGATCATGAATCGCAGCTAAACCACCTTTCCAGTTTTCTGCGCCTGTAAATAGAAGTGGAATGTTTAAGCTGAAATCTTGGCCACCGAATCCAGGTACCCATGAAGGGATTGTAAAGCTAACAGAATTTAATGCACTAATAATAGTGTTAATAGCTTCTTTAATGAAGGATACTGCACCAGATACACCAGATTTAATGCCTTCCCATAAACCAGTAAAGAAGTTAGCGATAGCATTAATTCCGTCATTCCAGGCTGGTACTAACGTACCATTAAACCAATTTACGACCGCGTTAATAGCATTACGAAGCATATTCCAGCCTGCTATTAAATAGGCTTTTACTGTATCCCAGTTTTCGTATAGAAGGTACAATACGACTACGATTGCCATGATAATAGCACCAATAGGATTGGCGATTAATGCACGACCTACTAGCATTACACCTCTTGCAATAACTGTTAAAAACTTACCTACGATACCGCCGAAAGTCATGATTCCACGTCCGATAGTTGCAAGTACTCTACCAATAGCACCGATACCACTTCCGAAGAATTTGATTGCTGATCCGACTGCACGAATAATCGTCATAGTAGTTTGGAATCCTGTACGTATTTTAGATACAGCCGTTAATGTCATACCGATACCACGAGTTACACCAAAGAAGGCTATTGCTATTTCACCTAGCGTAATAACCATGTCTAAAGTGCCGTCGTTGGCGTCTAATACTTTATTGGTAAATTCAGTAAAGCGATCTACTAACTCTTTAACTTTAGGTGCTAACTTTTCACCAATTTTATATAGAATCGCCATGCCGTTATTCTTAGCAATCTGAAGCGATCCGCCTAATGACTTTTGCATTTCGGCGTAGGCGTCATTCATAGCGTTTGTGGAATTAATAATTCCGTTTGTCTTTTCTTTGTAGGAATCGATATTCTGTGCAAGTTTAATAAATGCACGACCACCAACATCGCCGAAGGCTTGAAGTGCTAAACCTTGTTTATCCATACCTGACATACCCTGTGTTTGGGTTTCGAAGTCTTGTGCTATATCTATAAGACTTCTCATGTTGCCGGCTGAATCTTTAATCGCGATTCCCATGTTTTCAAGAACAGCACGATTGGAATCTTTTGCCATTCTTTCAAAGATGTTAGATAAACCAGTACCAGCTTCGCTACCTCTTACACCACTATCGGCAAGTACTGCCAATGCGCCTAGTGTTACGTCTAAAGATTGATTCATAGCACTAGCAGAAGCAGAAGTCTTAGTTAAGGCTTCCCCTAAATCGGCAACGTCTGCAGATGAGTAGTTAGACGCAGCCGTAATAGCGTCTAATACATGAGGTACTTGACTAGCTTCTAATTTAAAAGCATTCATCGTATTAGTGAACATGGAAGCTGCGACTGTAGCGTCGGTATCTGTGGCCACGGCAAATTTTGATACGGCTTCCGTCATATCCATAATTTCCTTACCAGTTAATCCTGCTATACTACCACCGATAGCATTTGCCATGTCTACTAGTTTATCCGTCGATACTGCTACACGCGTACCCATTTTATAAAAGGCGTCTTGTGCAATATCGGTAGAGTTTTTTGTGTCGCCTTCTAATTTGTTTAAGAAAGCGTGATATTTAGTGTCAAATTCAGAATAAGCTGCAATCGAAGCAGAAGCCGTCGCGATCGCGACTGTAGCAAAAGGCTTCATCAAGTCCGCTGCGGAATTAAAAGCCTTCCCTGTATTGGCGATAGATTTAGACGTTTCTTTCGCCATGCGATCCGTCTTCTTTAATCCTTCGTTTACTTTTGCCAACTTATCTGACATCTGATCCTGAAGTTTGATGATAGCGTCTATTACTGTAGCCATTTAGTCGTTAATCCTTTCGGCTTCTTCTTTTCGCTTTTCTATATCAAAACTTACAAAGGCACTTATAATTTGTTTTTCTCCGATAGGTAAATCGAAATAATCTTTAGGATTCCAATGGTGATATCGATATAAGATATACGCATTCTGGATATCCCTATCGGATTCAATTAGTTTTTTATTTCAGTTTCTACTTCTTTAGCTTTGGTTTCGTCTTCCATGCCAGAAAGTTTATTAATAATGGAAGTGATATCTGCTATTTCAGATACTGTAAATAAAAGCAACATAAGATCTGCTGGATCTGTAGCACCATATTTCTTTTGTAATTCTACGCTTTTTAATTCTTTATCGACGATACCGCTAAGAAGAAGATGTGCATTATACTTGGTTTCATCTAAATAAGGTGCTTCTTTCTTAGGTCTTACGATACAGATATCTTTGATCCGCATATACTCTTTTGTTGTTAGCCCTTGTAAGGTAATTGCAAATTTTTCACCGACAATCTTAGATAAAGATTTTACTTCATAAGTTTCGGTTTCTTTGTGTTTTAAAATGCTTTCGTCTTTTGCGAGTAAAGCATTTACAAGATTAATTTTTCCAGTCATGATATATATTCTTTCTCTATTGAATAATAGTTAAGAGGGCTAGATAGCCCTCTTTTATGATCTTAAATTGTTTCTTGAATTTCCCAGTCGCCGAATGTGAAGTTATATTCGTCTTCAAGAAGTTTACCTACTGACCATTTGATAAGATTCAATGTGTCAAAAGTAGCGTCGCGAATCACGATTCTCTCTTCTCCGTCAATATCAGGATCATTCAGTTTAGATGTAATTGTAAATACTGGTTGTTTACCAGCTTTGATTAGTGGCGCCATTTTCTTTAACATAGCAGAATCTACTTTATGGAATTTGATTTTGCCCTTGCCAGTTGCGCCTACTGTTTTGTAAGTCTTAGTAAGGAACTTAACACGTTTTACTTCGGATTTATCAAGTGTAATAATCGCTTCTAATTCTTCGACTTCTGCGAAGTACTCATCGTCGATCCATACTTGACCTTGCGTACCAGAAATAACGTCTTTACCTTCGATGTATTTCATTGAATATACCTCTTTTAAATAATAGATAATTATTAGATGTGAATCGGTAAGTTGATGTTTTCGATTGCATCTAACAAGGACATATTAGCTGTTAAGAATACGTTATCGCCTACGTTTTCGTATTTGATTTCGATTTCTTTCATGCGCTGTAATTCTTCTTTGGATCGCTTACCATGTTTCATTAAGTAAATTTTAGTAGCTTCTACGTCGATAGATACTTCGTTTTTACCTTTTTCGCATAAGCCTTTGTTTTCCAATTCAAGGAAGTAACCTGTAATAGCCGTAATAAGTAAGCAACGATTATCGAAGGAGTTAGCATATTTACCTAGATAGGAATCTTCGGCAGTCTTTTTAATGTCATCGTGGATCATATCCATTAACTCTACTAACTTGATTTTCTTGAAGGACTCGCCTTTTTCTTGAACTGTAGTTACAAAGGAGTTTACACCACGGGCAACTTTAACCTTTTCGCCGTCGTCGAAGACGACGAATTCACCTGCATTAATTCGGTTATCTAATGTTTCGCGATCCACGAATTCTACACCAGTAACTTCTGGTAATGGTGCATATGTAACGGCAATCGTTGCAGGAGTACCGCAGATTAAACCTGCGATCCGACCTAAGTATTGTTGACCAGTATATTTTTTAGCACCTACTTCAAAGTATGTATTTGTTACGTTTACGATACCTTCGCTATCGGCTGCCGTTTTAAATAAAACTGCTTTTACTTTATTATCCTTTTGAGTGCGTTGTGCTTTGATCCATGTTGCGATAGATGTGGATTCTTCAGTTGTCGCTTCTGGATAAACTAAATAAGTGAATTTAAGTGTTTCTGCGAATTTAAGTTTAGCGTTAATGTCGGCAGCGTTTTTACCTGTTTTAGGGAACACGGCAAGTATGATCTTGTAAGGCGTGTTTTGATAACCGATAAGTGCTAATTCAACTTGCTTCTTATTTTCTTCAGAAAGCGCTTCAGGAATGTCGTCGTTATCGAATACTTGATATTTAGTTACGTCTTGAACACTTGTATCATTCAAAAGTAAAAGGATAATACCACGATTAGCAGATTCGATAGCTGCGATACCTTTTTCTTTAAAAGAGATTGTAATTTGAGGAGATTTCATTACTGATACCTTTCGTTTGTATAAATGGTATTCATTTTAGGATAGTCTGTGTCTGATCTGATATCGTATACGTCAAAGTAATTTACATCAAATTGTAATCGGACGATATCACTATCTTCGCCGTCTATTTCGGCTTGTAAATTTTCTGTTTGAATGAATCTACTATTATTTAATAGATACATTCCATATGTAAAGCTGTTAAATAAAGTATCTTGTAACGTATATAATTCTTCGGCTAAGAGTGTACCCTTTTCCGAAAAGAATGTAATGTAAATCGTTACACGATTCTTTTGATAGCTATAATTATTTCGGTTAGTTGTGCGGATCGCTTTTAAGAAAAAGCAAGGCGATTTAAATCCTTCCTTTGTTTCATCTAAGTAAGTCGGATAATCGTAATGATCCGTCAGTTTATTCTTAACGGCTGTTAAGATATCAAGTTGATTCATAGCGTTACCCTTCTATCTTTTTCTTTAAGCGTTTAACCATTTTATCCATTTCGCTAGGAAGAACAGTATCACCGATTTCTTTTGTAGTAGAGTCGATGAAGTGTTTACCTTGTACGAATCCGATAGTCTTTCCAGATTTAGATACTAATCTATGACCGCGATCTACTAAGCCGATATGAGGGGCTGTGTTATACACTTCGGCACGAAGATTAGTTAGGTCTGTACCTCGAATACGCTTCTTCCACGATTTGGAAAGTTTCTTTTTATGATCTGATCCGGAATCAGGAGTTTTGTCGGCTAATTCTTTTTTGAGTTTTAAGCTAGTACGATTAAGTGCCTTTTCTGCTTCTTCAGGGTATTCTGCGATAGCTTTTGCGATGTTATCGATTAAGGTATCGATGTTAAGAAATTCAAGGCTAGCCATTACTTCGTACCTCTTGTTTTGTCGTTGGAATTAGTACCACGGCTTTTAGATTCTGCTATGATTTCTAATGATTCCATATCGTCGTAAGGATCTGTTATACCTATGATCCGATAGATTCTATCTTTGAATTTAATTGTCATATTCGTATCAAAGGTAACAGTTTTAGTATATCGAATAACGAATCTGATCTGATTTAAGCTAGTAACTACATCTTCTGCTGTTTGATCCGAACTTCGAATAGGATATACAGCCGCCCAGCATTTATAAACGGGCATATCTTGTACAGTACTAAAGCCGTTTGGTGTAATAGTGTTTTGTTTCTGATAGAATGTAATACGTCTATTCAATCGACCTGGATTTAATATCATAGCTACACCTCTTCATAGTTAGAGTTGTATTTGATTGTTACAATCATATCCGTAATGGAATGAGGATATTCACCAATCATAGACGATTTATTTGCTAGATTTCGATTCGTGTACCAATGGGATACAAGTAATAACGATAGTTGATCCATAAGAGGAAAACTATCGTTATACTTTTTCCCAGTAGTGGATTCGATGTAGCCTATAGACGCATTGATTAATTGTTGTATTTCAGAATCTTCTTCGTCTGTGTCAATCCGCAAATACAATTTTGCTTCGTCAATCGTCATAGTTTATGATCCTAAATTATTTTTTGTTAATGAACACTAAGCCGTTAGCGTCGATTACTTTGCCGTCTACCAATGCGATAGAGTCGTATACTTTTTGACGTGTAGCATTGTCTGTGTAAGTGTATAGATCCACTTCGTAGGAAGTGTTAAGCATATATTTAGATAAGTCAAACAATACAGCTACTGTATTAGTAGTTGCTGCTGCGTCGAAATCTGGTAATGCGTCTGTTAATACTACATCATGACCTAAGAATCGATATTGAGGAGTTTGAACGATACCAGCGTTGATGATAGGTTGACCATTTTTATCGACCATAGTTGCGAAGTTAAGTGCTGTGCCTTCATTCATAATGAACACAAAATCTTTTTTGTATGCAGAAGGAACGGCTTTAACCGCTTTAACCAAAGTCGCATAGTCGCAAGCTGTAGCGTCTACTTTTGCTACTGCTGTAGCTGTAGTAATACCAGAAGGTTGACCAGTACCAGTACCAGCGATAATAGCTTTTTCCAATGCTTTACCCATAGCGTCTACTACGTTTTTAACTAATGCAGATTCGAAAGCGGCAAGGCTTCGGACGTCCATATGGAAAGATACGCCTGCATTACAACGAAGTTGATAAGCTGTGAAGGAGATAGAAGCGGTAGTCATTTTTTGAGATTCGCCTACTGCATTTTCGTTTTGCCATACGGCTTCGAATTTAGTTGCAGATGTAGGAACAGTTACACCAGCTGGGTAAGATACACGACGTACGCGAGGAAGGATATCGCCATATTTTTCTAATTTAGTTACGATTTCGTTAAGAACAGTTGTAGGAATTACAGCGCCGTTATCTGCTGTTACAGATGTAGCTGCGGCACGGAATTCTTCTGGGATTTCAGTACCTTTAGTAACGTATTCCATAAATGCGGAACGATATTCTTGGGATTCTAAGGAAATGTTATTCATGTTTTCTAGTCCTTTTAAATTAATAGAATTGCCTAAATTGTTATTAGTTTCTAGTTGCTTAGCGATTTCTTCGCGAGTGCGTAACTCTTCTGCTTCCTCGTTTAGGATCGCTAATTCATCTTGAAATGCCTTCAAAGTTTCCATATCGGCAGAATCAATAAGGCTGCGAATTTCGACTTTACGGGCTTTGATTTCATCAATACGATTCATCTTGTACCTTTCGTCTATTAAATAATAGTTAAAGTGGATAACAAAAAAGTGCCACCTAGCTAGATAGCACTTAATTTTAGATATATAACCTTCTAATATATAAGCGTATTAGTCGGTTAAAAGTACGGCTTTTAGCGCTTCACGAAGTTGATTTGTTTCGGCTTCGATCCGTGCGTTATCAAAGTTTCTGTAGATCGCTTGAACAGATGTATCATCGTAAGCAGGGAAATCGACTACAGATACTTCTTTAATGGATTTGATAGAGTCGATATATCTGATATTGCCTTTATAAGTGTCTTTATCTACGATGAATCCGAAAGACATCTTAGAAATGTCGCCACGTTTGATTAATTCATAAATATCACGACCAATAGACGTATTCGCGATCTTAGCTTCGATATATAATCCTACATCGTCTACCTTTACTGTTAATGTGTTATTAGATGTACGGGCAAGTAATGTATTCTTATCATTATGGTTGTATCGAAGTACGATATCAGATAAATCACAATTATCTAAAGCTGTTTTATTAATGAATTCGTAATAGTTAGCGCCGTTTACTGATCCGATAAGAGTAGGACTTTCAAATACTAGGGCATACCCTGCGATTAACATATCGTCCTTAGATTCTAAGATTGTATCTTCTGCGCTTCGTGTTTCTAACATATTATTATTCCTTTTCTTTTAATTGGTACTGATCCGCTTTGTCGGCGTTAATGTAATTAAGGGATACTAGTCGTTTATCTCCGTCTTCAACAGGTGGCAAATCGAATAATTCACGCGCTTCGTTTGTCGTTAATAAACCTAAAGCACCTAATTCTTTTACCATAGATACCTTATTCGTAGTGGAAGCGTATGTAAGTCTATTAGAATTAAAGTCGATGATATTGCCGAACTTTCTTTCTTGATCCGTGAATACCTTAGATGTGAATTCCTGGCTTAATTGGATCTTAATTGCTTCGATGATTGATTCATAGAATGCTTGCCATTCTGTTTCGGTGTAGTTACCAGATACGATAGATTCTGTGATACCAAAGTAAGAATATACTTCGTTTTGAAGATACTTTAATTGTGCGTCTTCGGCAGATTCTACTTTGTTATTAATCGGAATGAATTCGGTAGACGTATCGACCGCAGCAATGCCACCAGATTCACTAGTAAAAGATGTGAATCTACTAGCAAATGCCTTAGCCTGTTTTAACCAATTTTCTTGACCGATATTACCTTGAATCTTTAGAACGCCTGATATCTTTCCAGAATTCTCTACCTTGTTAGATATACTTCGTCTAGCTTTAAATAAATTAGTTAGTGTTTCTTGTAAAGGTTGATATGCGTCTTGACCTAAGAAATCATGAGAAGAGAAGTTTCGTCGGATATGGATAATATCGGAATAAGGAACGGCAATCGTTTTACCAGTATAAAAGTTAAATTTTAAATAAAGAGAACTATCTACTTCCTTTAATTCGCAAGTCGCAAAATCGATAGGATAGAATCCACTAATATCGTTTTGCGGATCGCGTTTGACATATATAAAGGAATTTCCATAATAGAGTAATTGGCTTGTTACCTTATAAAGGAAATCTGCCGTACTCATATATGTATTAGGTCTAACAGATAGTAACGTATTGATTTTAGTATCTTGTTGATGTCTACCCTCTTCATTTTTGAGGATATGAACTGGCTTTAATTTGGAAATGTGTCTAGCGATAGTATCTACACAAGCCCTTACAGTTAAATCGTTATAGATTTCAGAACTATAATTCGTGATTAGGCTGTTAAAGGAATTGATAAGCTGCGCATTTTCCAATTTAGTCGGTGTTTGATTAGTGCCGAAGATTGTAGACATGAAATTACGGAATTCCATTATTTACGCGCCTTTCTGATCTTAGATTGCAAATAAACATAAAAGTAACGAATAGTAGCGACTAATAAAATCAATAGTCCTACCAATATCGGAAAAATGAATCTGGCAATAATAAACAGTAAGATTATAATTATTAAGATATAAATAATATCTAGCATTGTTGATTCTCTTTCTATTAATTAATAGACATATTATCTAAAAAGTGCTGATTCGTTTCCATAATATGATTGCCGATAGCTTCGGCCACATTTACAGTAACTGCATTACCAGCCTGTTTATATAGCTGGCTTGAACTTACGACTTGTGCTGCGGCTTCATATTGGCAATCGGTAAATCCTTGTAATCGCCAACACTCTTTAGGAGTTAGTTTTCTGATCCGAATCGGATCATCATCAACTAATACGCCTAAACTTCCACTTACTGTAAGTGTTTGGCTTTGTTGTGGTTGTACCCTTCCCCGTTTTGTCGTGGAATTCACATAACTTAAATCGATTCCGTCGCCGATGTAAGTATCGATGTATCCTTTTTCCGTTGCGTTTTTGATCTTAACTGCAACTCTTGGAACGTGTTTATAATCGGACGCAGATAACGTCCTAGAATTTCCAGTAGCCCATACTGTATTTTCATTATCAAAAGCAGAACAGCTACCACCGAAATTATGGATACCAGAAGAAGGCACTTTATATAAGGTCTTACCTACACATTGTGCTAATAGAGTGGCAGCTAATCCTTCTGCTTCGTAGACTCTTTCGCTTTGGTTTCCGGGGATAATTTGGCTAAGAGTTGATTCACTTTGTCTTGGGGCAGGTAGTAACTTTCTGGTACCTGGGTTTCCATAATATCCAACAAGGTACACTCTTTCTCGGTTTTGAGGAACTCCGTAATTTTTTGAGTTGTAAAGTTTCCATTCAATAGAGTACCCTCTTTCTGCCATTTCACTAAGTACGGTAAAGAATCCTCTTCCTCTATCGATTGATAGTAAGTTTTTAACATTTTCAACGATAAGCCATTTGGGTTTATTGTCGGATTCTTTGCATTCGTCAAGAAGTCGCATAACTTCGAAGAAGAGTCCTGATCGCGTTCCTTCTTTGATTCCTTTTTTGTTTCCTGCGATTGAGATGTCTTGGCAAGGGAATCCAAAGGCCCATAAGTCGGCAGCTGGCAAGTCTTTTCCTTTAATGTTTCTAATGTCATCATTGAAATATAATCCTTCCGTATCATAAATTGCTTTATAAGATTCTTGTGCGAATTTATCAAATTCACAATAGCCGATACATTTCATACCAGCTTTTTCTAATCCTGAGTGAAATCCGCCAATCCCAGAAAAGAAATCTAGGAAAGTCATTTCTTTCGGATCAGAAATCAATTCTTTAGTCGTATCTTCTGTATTCATATAATCCTTTACTATTAATTAATAGACAATTCTAATATGATAGATTCATATAAGAGTAGTCTTCTTGAATGTTTAGATAAATAGTGTAAGCATTAAGAATCGCTGCGAATCCGTCAATGCGGATACCATTTTTATTCCGATTCTTAGTAGGTTGTATGTTTCCGTTAATATCTGTATCTGCTTCTACGCAAGCTAGATTCCATATCGTAATAGGATTGTTATCGTAGTTTATGATTTTGTCTTCGATGTCATTCTTGATCCGCTGCATAGGTATTGATAAGGTCTTCTTCCCTTGCCGAACTTCTTCGCAGATATTCTTGCCGTATTGCATTTGAAGTCCTTCTGTTAATTGAGCACTTCCCCAGGCGTCGTATCCGAACTTAAACGGAAATACACCATATGTATTTTGCATTTCGATGTACCATTCTAAGATATCGTTACTGTTAATATTTTTACCTTTTGTAAGTCTAAGTAATCCCTGGTTATACCATGCAGTATAAGGCTTATTGTCGCGCGCTTCATATTCTGCTAAGCGATCTTCTGGAATGAAGTACATTGACTTGATAAATATTTGATCCGAAGAAGCCTTTTTAAAAAGCATACAAGCAGATGTTAAATCTATCTGTTGCGATAAATCCCAGCCACCGATGTAGTAACAATTACGCATATCTTCCATATCGAAGGTATCTTTATTGATGATAGTATCGATATCAAAGAAGGCTGTATTCCCGTTAACGGGGATATTGAAATCCTTGCATAGAAGGTTAGGTAAATTTCTGTTATCTTCTTGCGCAGCTTCTACCTTTTTTTCAAGATATGATATCTGCTTTGATACACCTAAATTCGGATTCGCTTTAATCCAGTTTTTAGAATCATAAACTTCGTTTCGATTATCTAATTCGTAGACTATCGGAAGTACTGTAGGATCCGTATAGTCTTTCTGAATAAATCGGTTAATAATTCTTGAACATTCATCATATTTCAGATCATAAATGTTATCTCGGATCATACCTGATGTCGAAGTAATTATAGACAATGGTTGTAGTCGTGCTGACATTCCGTCTACTAAGACATCATATAGATTCTTATCCTTTATCGCGTGTAATTCATCGATTAAACTACAATGTACATTCAAGCCGTCTAAGGTATTAGATTCAGATGATAAGGGCTTAAATATCCCTTCGCCTAGATCGCACTTAATCTCATTGATGTAAATCCTGGCATGACGTTTTAATTCTGGTGATTTATTAATCATCTTCTTAGCTGATTCCCAGATTATTTTTGCCTGATCTTTCTTTGTTGCTGCACTATAAAGTTGTGCACCAGCTTCATTGTCTGCATACAGTAAATATAATGCTATCGCCGAAGCTAATACGGATTTACCATTCTTTCTCGCTACGATTAGGATCAATTCTCTAAATTGTCGTAGTCCAGTATCTTTGTCGATAAATCCAAAGAGTGCAGATATTAAGGCTTTTTGCCATAATTCAAGAATGAAAGGTTTACCAGCTAGTTTACCTTCTCCGTGTTTACAGAAGGTTTCGATGAATTTAATAACGCGTAGTGCCCTATCATTGTCATAGATGTATTGTGATTCAGTATCTATTAAATGATAGATAAGATATTCGTATACAGCTTTTACTTTTTTGCTAACTATGATCCGACCTGACTTTATTTCTTCGTAGTATTGCTGTATGTAATTCATATCTTATGCCCTACTTCGTAATAAAAGCCGTTAATGAATCTTGTACTTCGGATTGTCTTTCATCGGGTAACAATCCAATCAGATTCTTAATTACAGTATTGTAACTTCGGATCATATTGTTATAAACTTTCACGGCTGAAGATTCTTTTATACCAGATTGATTAGCGCCATTCTGGTATTCCTCTACGCAGCCGTGAATTAATATATCTTGTTGAAGGCTTAAAAGAGTAACGTACATGAACGCAGCATTATTTATTAATCCTTGCGATACGGCATAAGCTGTATCATCTAACAAAGGCTTAAATATACGCTTCATTCGATTCGTTTCTTTCCTTAATGCCTTTTCGCGATCTGAACTCATATTATGCTTTCTCCGATGTTAGCCAATCATATGCAATCGTTACAGTTGCGTTATCTGTGTAATTTGATAGGCTATACAATTCACAATCATGTGCCTTAAATAATGTGTCGGCAATCGTAAAGACTATTGTCTTAGTCCTGCCGTATCTTAGATGATTCATGATCTGGATCGCGTCGTCTTCGTTTGTAAATATGAAGGCGATGTACTGATCCGAACTCTTAATAAGTACTGAATCAATTTCGTATGATTCTCTTTTGAACGTAAAAGAGATATCTGTATATTTGTTTGGTTTCATAGTATTTCTGATTTTGTTAAACGATATTTAATTTTAAAAAGGGCTACACCTTCCAATAAAAATTGGATTTAGCATACAAAAAAGAGGGCGCCGGTCTTGGCGATAAATCCTTTTTCTATAAGGATAGGGGGCGTCGTACAAAAATATTGTCTATTATTTAACAGAACTATTATTATCATGTACCGATACGACGTTACCTTCGGCGTCAAACGTAATAGTACGTTGCTGTGCAGGTGTAACTGTACGTCTGAATCTATTGTGTCGTTTATTATGACATTCGTTGCATAATAAAACTAAGTTATCTGGATTGAGTGTTATTTCAGGATCATAAACATTAGATTCCGTTACTGGAATAATATGGTGTACCTCTTTTGCGTTTTGCGATCCGCAATCACTACATATATGAAAATGAGATTTGCGGATATGATCTGAAAGCTGTAGCCATGCTTTTGAGTTGTAGAAAAATTTCAAATTTTTAGAAATCATTTTTTTGAAAAAAATAACTTACCTCTTATCTACAATGTAAGGAGAACCATTGCGATAATAGAAGGTAAGTTATTCCTTGTTACGATATTAAGTTTTGATAAGGAGTTTAACACGCTTTGACTAATAATGACTAATTACAATCTTGGTATTGTAGTTAGATAATAAGGAGTTAATGGCGGAAAGAGATTGTGTTGGTCTAGGAGTATGAATAATGTGATCCAATCCCTTTCAATATATAAGCGTACTTAGGATATCGAAAGTACGGCTTTTAAAGAAAAAAATCTTCCATTAAATTTAGATTGTATAAAATCGAAGTGGAATAATCTATTCCAATTTTGATGTGAAATTGGAATAATTTATTCCAATCGAAAATGCCAATGAAGTTAGATAACTACTGCATTTCTTTAAAAAAATACTACAATTTCACACTAAGATAAGATATGTAGATTTGCAATTTAAGTCCTGGGATATTAGTCATGTAATGATACCGATGTTTTGAATGATGTTACTTATGGATATGATTTTGGAATCTGTTAAATAAGTTAGAGTCTATGATAGTTTCTGCTGCCGTGTATGTATCATTTATTAGATACGGCTTAAAAGAGAGGGGATAGCGCGTCGATTACGGATCGCAAATGACATCTTATTAGAATCTGATAGCTTTAAATACTCAATAATCGACGCAGCATTCCTTCTTTTAAGCATGATTTAGTACAAGATTTGAAAAAAGTCAAAAAAATCTGACCTTCTCTTTAAAAGTGTCTATTATTTAATAGTAAACTATGATATAATGTCTTTAGGAGTTAAAAAATATATCGTGAAAAGATGTAAGCCAGGGAGGCATACGAAGAGGTAACTACGATTTGTTCCGGACAATCGTACTTTTTCGTATGCCTTTTTTGCGTTTAAAAATTTTTTTTAGAGTACACACATTAAGAATGGATTTAGTGCGTAATATATGGTTGAAGACTCGAAGATGAGTCTTGCGTGTATGTATTTCAAGCGTCCATTAACTAATGGGCTGTATTTAAAGTAAAGGACAACTTCATATGACTTCAGTAGTAACTTCTACACTTACTAACACTTTTAACCACGATTTGCGATCTGGTGATTATGGCGAATCTTGGACTCAGGAATTTCTGAAATGGAAGGGGATTGACGTATTCAAATGTGATACGCCAGCGTTTAGGACGTTGGACGTAGATTTTACTACTGACAAAGTATTATCTACGTCGAATGATCCTGAAGAGATTCTTAACGCGATCCACCCTCTTATTGAAGTTAAGACGGATCAAAGTAAATCCCAGAATCAATGTATCGAAATCGTAAGTAACTTTAACAATGCTTCACCTGGCTGGGCACTGATAACGGCTGCGACTGATATATTCAGTATCTTCCCTAACCTTAACCGATGTTTTGTGTACGACGGACAAGCCCTAAAGGCTTATGCTGAATCGATTAAGGACGATAACAGCATTAAGACTTTAATAACTAATACCTATGGTAAAGGTGGAAAATTGCTGTATAAAAGCGCCGTTAAGTTGGTTAATCGGAAGACATTAAAGGAACTTGGAATTCTAGTAAGAGAATTTAGGTTAGATAATTATGAGTTACTTTACAAGAAAGAAGAAAATGGAAAAATTAGTTAAACACGAAAAAGCGATCCGAATCCTATGGCTAATTGCGATCTTGTGGACATGGAATAGTATCACAAATTTACTATTCCTTCTTTTAAGCATGTATGTTGGATTCCTGATCATAAACTTAATAGTCGATGTTATTAGAAAGGTAGAAGAGAAGTGGATTCTGCGAAAGTATTAAGTCTGTATTCCAATTTAAAGGAATCTGCCATTAATAACATCGATGTAGTTGGCTATCTCATCGACATTGAATCTGCGTTGGCAGCACTGAAGCCACGTCATAGATTGATATTAACTAAGATATGTATCGAAGGTTATTCTCAATCTGAAGTAGCAGAAATGCTAGGTATTACTAAGTCTACAATTAACGGCGTTTATCATAACGCATTGATCCAGTTTGAAAAGGAATTTAACAATGCAAAAGAAAATTAATCCCCTTAAATTCGCCAATTCTCTAAAATCCCATGAAGTCTACACGGAATTCGAAATCATGGGATTCCTAGCGAAGGCGACCAATCAATACGAATATGACTCAATCATTGATAGCTTGTACTTCAAAGATAGAGATAACAAGGCTGATATCAAGAACAGAAGCGAATACAGTTGCTATACTGCGCGCGGTCTTAAAGAAAGAGAAAAGCGCGAAGATTCAATCGAATTCTTAACCGATGTCAAACATATTCAATTTAAACATCATTAACAATCAAGGAGTTATCAATATGAATAATGTGATTTTTACTCATGCCGACAACAAAAACAAATACTATCAATCAAAGGCAAAAGTCGTTACAGATGAAGGACGTTTACAATCGCCTAAATTGTTTAATACAAAGGTAAGTATGGACTATACCTTCGATTTTGAAGGTAGAGGTATGACGGCAAGCGATATCGTTAAGCTAATTAAGGTCGTGTCTAACTACATTAAACCAGATTCTACTTTGGAATGCTATGATTCTAAAAGTCGTAGACAAAAGCCTATGACGAAGTGCGATCTGCAAAAGGCACTCGGATTCACAAAGGGAAGTTTCTATAAATTCTGGGCTAGATGTACAGAAGCGAATGTATTCAAGTTAGATAAATGGATTTCTAACAATGACATTACTTGTGAAGCTATCTTTGTGAATCCAATCGTTATGCAGTCTAATTTCAGTATTACACCATTAGCATATTGGCTTTTTAAATCTGACATCGACAAGAAGTTAGACGATACTACGATAGCGATGTTTACCGACGAATACTATCGTCAATACGGAACATATAGCCACGAAGACGCAAATACTTATTTAGCCGATACTGAAGAAAGTGTCATTACGGATCATAAACGCGTACTTGATGAATTAGTATTAAATGGTAAGGTTGCCGATATCTACCACTTCGGCGATAAAATTAATACCTTCTTCTTAGCGAATGAATCCGAAAAATCTGGTAAGAGAAGGGCAACTGACATCAAAACCTATCGAAATCTATTCATCGATATCGACGCTGGTAAAGACGATAAAGGTAACTATTATGATCTTGCTGAAGTCGCTAAACGCAAGGAAGCCATGCTAGAAGCAATCTACAATCTTCCTTTAGTGCCTACCATGATTACAGATACACGAAATGGATATCATTGTATCTGGTCTATTGAACCAACTGAAGACGGCGAAGCGTGGCAAGCTGTGGAAGATAAACTAGTTAGCATTTTCAAGATCGCGGATAAGGCTGTTTCCGATAAAGCGCGTGTACTTCGTTTACCAGATAGCACCTGGAAAAAAGGTGATTATGATCCATACGAAGTAACTATCCATGATTCTAATTATGTACGTTATGATCTTGATATCTTCGTTAAAGAACTAGAAGATTCCAAAGAAGATATTAACGCTGCGTGCGACAATTATTTAAATAAATACCCTATGACCATTAAAGCCGTACCGGATCGCAAATCGAAGGTTGAGTCTGAAGACATTAATAACCAACGTATCAAAGATATCGCTGCTGGTAAAACAGATATCCTTAATAACCCTAAAGAAAAAACACTTACCTATTCTGCTTTCAAGAAATCCGTTAAACGTGTAGATTTATCTGAATTCCTAAACTTACCTAGTCATGGTCTATTTAAATGTATCTTCCACGATGATACAAATGATTCGGCCAACATCATCGGTAATAAAGAAAAAGGCTTCAGATATTACTGCTTCAATCCAGAATGTGAAGGTAATGGTCTTAACCACGGATTAGATATTATTAATTGTGTTATGATCCTGCAAGGTTGCAAATATCAAGACGCGATTTCTTATTTAGCGAAAGTATTCAATGTAACTCTTATAAATAACCGATAAATTATAACTTCCGATAAGGATATATGTATCGGAAGTAATTATAAACGTAAAAATGCAGATAGTATCTAGCTTTATAGAAAAGCTGAATTACTATCTGCATAATATTTCAAGATTTACATTATAAAATTATCAAAAACAATGAATAAATATAAAAATTCATTAGTATTTCTTAACAATAGACATTTATTATTTAAATCTTACTTTACCTTTCATCGATACGACTTTCAATTCTTCAGGTTTGAAAACTGGATCGCGGAACACTTTGAATGTTGGATTTTGATGTCGATATAACTCTACCGCGCATTCAAAAAATTCTGCTACTGTGCGTGGATTTGTCTTTCTGATTTCTTGATATCGTAAATGTTGATCTCTAAAGAATCTAAAATTCTTCTTTA